CCCTAAGTTATCATCACTCCCAGTACTTGGTGATAAAATCACATATTCCGAGTTAACGCTAAACCTTATCGTAGATGAAGATATGGCTGCATATAAAGAGATGCAGCGATGGATGGAAACTACAATAGAGAATACCTCTGGTATAGAATCGGATATCACACTTGTTATTCTTACAAGTCATAATAATAAAAACATTCAAATAAAGTATGAAGGTTGTATGCCAACCAACATCGGGGCAATAGAGTTTAATTCAAGTACAGGAGATGCAAGCTATATCACGTTCGATGCTACGTTTAGATTTACTAAATTTGAGATCAATTAATGTTTTTGACGAATATCGAAATCAAGAATCAACGCGTTCTTGATCTGCTCAACTATTCTCTTGACCTACACCAAAACAAATATAAGGTTGAAGAATGTAATAATATGATTGGGGAACTTGGTCGTAACCCAGAGGATTATGTTGGTGAAGCATACCTAGAGAAAATAAAAGGATTGGGAAGAAAGCACACTGGAACACCTCACCACGCTTGCTCATATGCATTAAAACCTGATCACTACCTTGGCAAAGATCCTCAATATAATAAAGATTTTAGAGCATTTAGTGATGCATTACTAATGGAGCTAGGTGTCAAGGTCAACGCATTAAGTCAATTCTACCCACCAGAGGGATATATTGCTTGGCATAATAACGCTGACGCTCCAGGATATAACCTTATATTCTCTTGGAGCGAAACTGGCGAAGGTTGGTTTAAGTACGTAGATGAGGAAGGTAATACTCAGACTATATATGACACAAAGGGATGGTCGTTAAAGGCTGGATACTTTGGAACTTATGATGAACTTGACGTTTGTTATCATGCAGCTTATACTAAATGCTGGCGAATGACTCACTCATTTGTAGTAGAGCGCCACGATAAAGAATATTGGCTGGATTGTATTGAACATATAAAGAATGGTGAATAATGATTAATCTTGAAAAGATACTTGAAGAATGGAGTTCCGAGGCAGAGATACCTCAACATCAACTAGACGAAGTCTCGCGCGCGACACCTTCGCTCCACGCTAAGTATTTACAGTACCTAGCGGTGGCTAAGTTACAACTGAAACGCGCAGAGAATCAACAACACACACTCCTAAAGGATAAATGGCTATACTATCAAGGTAAGATGGATGAAGGTCGCTTGCGTGAACTTGGTTGGGATCCAGATCCATTTAATGGTCTGAAGATTCTCAAGGGAGATATGGATTACTACTATAACGCAGACCCTGAAATACAAGCATCTGAAGAGAAAATAGCGTACAATAAAACGCTTATAAGTACACTTACCGACATCGTAGATACATTAAAATGGCGTCACCAAACTATTAAAAATATGATAAGTTGGAGACAATTTGAGAGTGGAGTTTAATGACTCAGATTATCCAAGATAAAATTCGCATTCGTATGATTAACCACAGCTACTTTGCTGTGGAGTGTCATCCAGCACAAGAAGCTGAGTTGCGTGAATACTTTTCTTTCTTTGTTCCAGGTTATAAATTTATGCCAGCCTTCAAGCGCAAGGTTTGGGATGGGAGAGTTAAGTTATATAATACTGTGACTAAACAAATGAACGTTGGGTTATACACTCACCTTCGTCGGTTTTGCGCAGATAGATTTTATCAATTGGAGATATTAGAACATGAGTTATACGGGATCCCGAGTAAGAAGGATGATATTGATCACCCTACTCTGGTCAAATTTTTGGCTAGTCTTGGTTGCCCTTTTGAGCCACGCGATTATCAGTATAAAGCTATTGCCCATGGAATTGAGCACCTTCGTTGTCTTTTACTCAGTCCTACTGGTTCTGGTAAATCTTTTATCATCTATAATCTTTTACGATATTGTTATCAAGTCACGGAAGGGAAAATACTTGTCATTGTTCCGACGACATCGTTAGTAGAACAAATGTATAAAGACTTTGAGGACTACGGTTATGATGTAGAAAACGAATGTCACAAGATATACAGCGGTAAAGAGAAAGTAACTGATAAACGTATTATCATATCAACTTGGCAGTCAATATACAAGTTCCCTAAAGAATGGTATGAACAGTTTGATACTATCTTTGGTGATGAAGTGCATTTATTCAAAGCTAAGTCATTATCCACTATGATGGATAAAGCGGTTAATGCGAAATATAGGTTTGGTCTTACAGGTACGTTAGACGGTACGGAAACAAACAAGTTGGTTCTTGAAGGACTCTTTGGACCAACTTACCAAGTAACAAGGACAGTCACGCTACAAAAAGAGGGAACTCTTGCTGACTTAGATATATCAGTCTTACTCATGCAATATCATCAAGATGAATGTAATAAAGCAAGAGACTGGAAATATCAAGAAGAACTAGACTTTATTGTTACATATGAGCCACGTAATAAGTTTATAAGTAAGCTTGCTCTTGATCAAAAAGGTAATACACTTGTTATGTTTCAGTTCGTTGAGAAGCATGGTAAAGTGTTATATCAAATGATAAAGGATATGGCAGGAGAAGGTCGTAAAGTATTTTATGTGTCTGGTGAAGTTGATGCAACTGACCGAGAAGCAATACGTGGTATCGTAGAAAAACAAAAGGATGCTATTATTGTAGCAAGTCTTGGAACATTTAGTACTGGGATTAATATTCGTAACCTTCATAACATTGTATTTGCTACACCAAGTAAGTCACAAGTCAAAGTACTTCAGTCTATTGGTCGAGGACTTAGACAATCTGATGACGGTTCTACTACCAAATTATTTGACGTTGCTGATGACCTACATACTAAAGGACACAAAAACTTTACACTAAAGCATAGTGCCGAACGAATAAAAATGTATACAAAAGAGGGGTTTCGTTATAAGATTTACCCTATAAACTTGAAGCCACCTAAAAGTGAGGAAGACGATGGATTATTCGGTTAAACAGTTTAAGCTAGTTAACGGCGAAGAAATAGTATGTGAAGTATTAGAAGAGTCTGCTCAGTCCTTCGCAGTAAGAAACGCATTTGTATTATATGAAAAAGAAACTACAGATGGTTACAAGTATTTTACATTCAGGACGTTCATGACATATCAGGATACTCCACTGAGTGTGATGTTGTTAATGTCTGATAAGATTATGGCTATGGCAATTCCTTCTGATGATATGAAAGAACAGTATTATGTGGCTATGGATGAAATGGCTGAACATATTGCTAGGTATATCGAAGAAGAGGAAGAAGCAGAACAACCTAAACCAAAAGCTAAATCAAACTCGAATAATGTAATGTCTATTCAAGATTGGGTTAATGGTTCCAATGAGTCTTTACTTGATAGCGATACTGATGGGTTGATTCCTAACTAATTTGTATATTCTCCCCATTCGGGAACAAATATATTATATCCTATAAATGAAGATTAGACAACATATTTTTAATGAACAGGTGATTATATGAAAGTAGGATTCACATGTAGCACTTTTGACCTACTACATGCAGGTCATATTGAGATGTTACGTGAAGCAAAAGAACAATGCGATTATTTGATATGCGGTCTTCAAGTAGACCCTTCTTTAGATCGCCCAGAAAAGAATGCTCCAATTCAAACTCTTGTTGAACGCTATGCTCAACTCTCTGCAGTTAAGTACGTTGACGAGATTATCCCATACCAATCAGAAGATGATCTTATCGATATCTTAAATATGATTAATATCGACGTACGAATCATTGGTATGGAGTATAAAGATACAACATTTACTGGTCGTGCTACTTGCGCCAAACGTGGAATTGAGATATACTACAACAAAAGAGATCACCGTTTTTCTTCAAGTTCACTGCGCGATAGAATAGTAAAAGCGCAAAAGACTAAAAGTAAAACTTGATAAACCAACACCAATGTTATATAATAGATACATTAATAAACTATATCATACTATGGGTAAACTATGAAAGCTAGAGAAAAGCCACATTATGTTAACAACAAAGAGTTCTCGACCGCAGTGGTAGAATACTGTGTTTCATGTAAAGAACAAACTGAACTTGGTAATACTCGACCCATAATTCCTAACTATATCGCTCAGTGTTTCCTGCGTATTGCCGAAGGGTTATCTCACAAAGCTAACTTCGTTCGTTATACGTATCGTGAAGAGATGGTAATGGATGCGGTAGAGAACTGTGTTAAGGTGATTAATAATTTTGACATTACAAAGAAAACCAGAACAGGTGTTCCAAACGCATTTAGCTAT